TACATGCAATGCGTAATAAACGTGCATTGTTGTTGTCACCAACATCATCTGGTAAATCACTAATCATTTATCTAATTATCAGGCAGTTATTGGAATACAAGTGTGAAAAAGGACTCATTATTGTTCCGACCACATCTCTTGTTGAACAATTATATTCCGATTTTGCAGACTATTCAACCGCAAACGGATGGGATGTTTCTGCCAATGTACATAGAATCTATCAAGGCAAAGATAAGAACACAACACTTCCGTTGACCATCTCAACGTGGCAATCACTCTATACACAACCAAAAGAATACTTTGAACAGTTTGATTTTATAATGGGTGACGAAGCACACTTGTTTAAAGCACAATCTCTTGTGACAATTATGTCTAGTTGTATCAATTCAAAATACAGAATTGGTCTTACTGGTACACTTGATGGTACTAAAACTCATAAACTGGTACTCGAAGGTCTTTTTGGTATTACTGAAAAGGTTACAACGACCAAAGAGTTAATGGACAATAAACAGATTGCTGATTTTAAAATCAAATGTTTGGTATTAAAACATGACGATGAGATTTGTCAGTTGATGAAAGGTAAAACATATCAAGAAGAAATGGAGTACCTGATTCTGAATGATAATAGAAATAAATTCATCAAAAATCTTTCGGTATCTTTGACTGGAAACACTCTTATATTATATCAATATGTTGACAAACATGGCAAGATTCTGTATGATATGATATCTAATACTAAAAATATTGGAGAAAGAAAAGTCTTTTTTGTATATGGTAAAACAGATACAGAAACTAGAGAAGAAGTTAGACGGATAACTGAGAACGAAAATGATGCTATTATTGTGGCTAGTTATGGCACTTTTAGTACTGGAATTAATATTAGGAATCTCCATAATGTTATATTCGCATCTCCGTCAAAATCAAGAGTTCGTAATCTTCAATCTATTGGACGAGGGTTACGATTGGGTGATAACAAAACTGAAGCGGTTCTTTACGACATAGCAGATGATTTGAGATATAAAAATCATATGAATTTCACGTTGAAACATTTCGTGGAAAGAACAAAGATATATAATGAAGAAAAGTTCACCTATAAACTCTATAAGATAGGATTAAAAAATGGAAGCAGTAAAACTAATACGTCTTAAAACGGGTGAAGATATCATCTCTTATATTGAACAAGTTGATAAATTGAATTTTATTGTTAGAGAACCCATGGTGGTTATTACTAAAATGGACAACAGAAACGGTAAACACATCATTATGATGGACCATTGGTTACCTGTTCCATTGATTCGTCACAATGAGGCATTTATCACTGAAAGTGAAATCGTAACCATGCTCGAACCAACTTCTGACTTCTCTGAGTATTATGAAAACGCTGTTAGCACTATGAAACAAGTCCTTCAATTCAACACATCTTCTTCTGACGAAGAAGAAAAATCTCTCTCTAGAGAAGAAATGTTAATGATGCTTGAATCGGTAGGACCTGATATATCAGAACTAATACATTAATATAAACATGCAGAGGGTACATATCGGAGTGTGCGCCTTTGGCAAGCAAATGTCAAGCAATTTTTAAGGTAAACATTATTATGAACGATTTAAATACCATACCAACACCAAAACCAAAGAAGCATTACATCAACAATGCAGACTTCTGTAAAGCACTGGTAGACTACCAAACAGCGGTAGCAGTTGCTAAACAAGAGGGTAAACCGAAGCCAAGAATTCCAAATTACATTGGTGAATGCTTTATGAAGATTGCCGAGGGACTCTCACACAAACCAAACTTCATTAACTATTCTTACCGTGATGAGATGGTTGGTGATGGTATTGAAAACTGTTTGATGTACTTTGAGAACTTTGATACCACAAAATCATCAAATGCTTTTGCTTACTTTACACAAATCATTTACTTTGCGTTCCTCAGACGTATTCAAAAAGAAAAGAAACAACTCTACGTTAAGTACAAATCTACAGAACAGTTTGGTCTACTAGATGAAAATGAACTAATGGGATATGATGATATGCCAGCTAAACCATTTGAGTTGTATGATAACATTTCCGACTTTATTGAAACCTTTGAAGAAACTAAAAAGAGAAAAAAGGCAATCAAAAAAGAAAAGGGTATCGAAAAGTTTCTGGAAGATTAATATGAAAATTGGTATAACATGCTCTTGTTTTGATTTGTTACATGCTGGTCACATACTAATGCTTGAAGAAGCAAAGCAACATTGTGACTACCTAATTGTTGCACTACAGACTGATCCAACAATCGACAGACCGGAGAAAAATAAACCGGTACAATCCGTTTTTGAACGGTACACACAACTCAAAGGTTGCCGTTACGTTGATGAAATTATACCATATTCCACGGAAGAAGACCTTTTAAACCTCTTGACAACAGTTAATTATGATGTTAGAATACTCGGAGAGGAATATAAATTTAAGCCTTTTACGGGTAAACATCTTGATAAAGAGTATTATTATAATTCCCGTACACACACGTATAGTAGTACTGAATTAAGGAAACGAATTGAAAGTAGCAATAATAACTGACCAACACTTCGGTGCTAGAAATGACTCATTACACTTTTTGGATTTCTATGAAAAATTTTATGACGAAACATTTTTTCCTGCTATTGATGCTGCCGGAATTACTACTGTTCTTATTCTTGGCGACACGTTTGATAGACGTAAGTATGTAAACTTCTATTCCCTCCAACGTGCCAAGAAGATGTTCTTTGGTAAGTTGTCCGCACGTGATATCAAAGTGCATATGTTGGTAGGTAATCACGACACATATTACAAGAACACCAATGATGTTAATTCACCAAGACTTGTTCTGGAAGAATATGAAAACATTCATGTGATTGGACATCCAAGAACAATTCAGATTGATGGTACATCCGTTTGCATGATGCCGTGGATTTGTCCAGAGAATTATACCGATTCAATGGAGACACTCAAAAATACCGATGCAACAATCTGTATGGGACACTTTGAGATTGAAGGCTTCCAGATGTATCGTGGAGCACCATCACATGATGGTTTAGAACCAAAGATGTTTGACAAATTTGATATGGTCTTCTCTGGTCATTATCACCACAAGTCAAGTAAGAAGAACATTCACTATCTTGGTAATCCATATGAACTGACATGGCAAGACTATGATGATCCACGTGGATTCCATATCTTTGACCTTAAGACACATGAACTTGAGTTCGTACAGAATCCAAATCGTATGTTTCTGAAGGTTGTTTATGATGACAAAGATGTGGAGATCAAAGACATTACATCAATGGACTTGTCACACCTAAAGACAACATATGTTAAAGTTGTTGTGGTAAACAAAACAAATCCATATTTGTTTGATACCTTTATTAATAATATTTACCAAGTTGGTCCAATCGACATTACAATTGCGGAAGACTTCACAGAGACTGAAGACCTTGCGGATGATGATGTGGATCAAGCAGAAGATACCACAACAATTTTAAATAAGTATGTTGATAACTTGACAACTGATTTAGAAAAAGATAGAATAAAGTCTTTATTAAGAGAATTGTATATTGAAGCATTGAATGAGGAAACAACATGAGTTCACCAACAATTATGTTAAACAATGAAGTGGCAGAAAAGATGTTCTTTATTCCCAATTTTATTGTGGATACAGTAACGTTTTCTCCAGGTGAATGTGATTATATTTCTGGTTACTTTCAGTCAAACTACCAGCTGTTTCGTGGTCCAGAATACTCTGAGAATCATAATATACCTGAACAACGTAGAACAAATATTGCTTTCATGGACCGACCAAATGCAGAAATGCAATGGATGTGGGACAAGTTTAATAATTTAATCTCTTATTATAATGACCGCCACTTTAACTTTGATTTGTATGGTTATAATTATCTACAATATGCTAAGTATGATGTGGGTGATAAACACGAATTTCATATGGATTTACCTTTGAATGCTAAGAGTGTCAACCATTTATTGTTTGAACATCTCCGTAAGCTGTCAGTAATTCTATTATTGAATGAACCAGGTGTTGACTTTGAAGGTGGTAATTTTCAAATCAATCACTTCTCTGAACAGTTCCCCTGGGAAACAAATCTTCGAAAAGGTTCTGTCCTTCTTTTCCCCTCTTTCTTAATACATAGAGTAGCACCAATCCTTTCCGGAAACAGACAATCTATCTCAGTATGGGCAGTTGGTCCAAAATTTAAATAATGATTATTTTTTCTAAATGCCGATGGAAGAATTTTCTTTCAACGGGAAATGCTTTCACTGAAATCGACCTGACTCGTTCGACAAACACATTGATTGTTGGACACAATGGTGCAGGTAAATCATCCATTTTGGATGCACTTACGTTTGGTCTTTTCGGTAAACCCTTCCGTAAGATTAACAAGCCACAACTTGTAAACTCAATTAACAACGCAAACACCGTGGTTGAGATTGAGTTTTCTATTGGTAAGAAACAATACAAGATTATTCGTGGTATTAAACCAAACGTCTTTGAGATTTATTGTGATTCAATTCTAGTAAATCAGGATGCAAAGGTAAAAGATTACCAAGAACACCTTGAGAAGTTTATTCTTAAACTGAACTATAAATCTTTCACTCAAGTTGTTATTCTTGGTTCAGCCTCGTTTGTTCCGTTCATGCAGTTATCACCTGCGGACCGTAGGTCGATTATTGAAGACCTGCTTGACATTCAGATTTTCTCGTCAATGAATACTATTGTGAAGAATCGAATCTCAACAATTAAAGATGAACAGAAAACGGTTGAATACAATACAAAGTTAATCAACGAAAAGATTACACTACAGAAACAGAACATCGAAGAACACAAAAAGAATCACCTTGTTGAAATTGATAAGAAGTCTAAAGAGATTACGGACAACGATGCATACTTGAAAAAGGTTGCAAAAGATATTGCTTTGATTCAGAAGCATAACCAACAGTTGTCTGACCAGATTGCCGACAAATCTGCTGTAACTTCCAGAAACACCAAACTGTTGACACTACAATCTAAGTTTGGTGATTCGGTTAAGAAGTTGAACAAAGAGATTTCTTTCTATGAGAACAATGATAATTGTCCAACTTGCCAGCAAACCATTGCAGAAGAAACCAAAGATAAACATGTGACAGAGAAACAACTCAAAATCACAGAGATTGGTACCGCAACTACAAAGTTGGAAGAAGAAATTGAAAATGTGTGCAAACGTTTGGATGAAATTGATAGTATTCAGAAGCACATTACCGCACATAATTCTGAAGTTATCAAACTGAATACTCAGGTAACAAGCATCAATGCATTCAATGCCAAACTATTGAAAGAGATTGAAGAACTTAAATCTCGTACCAGTTCAAATGAAAATGATGATGAGAAGTTAAAAACTTTGAATCTCGAACTCCAAGAATCAACAGCACTTGCGGAGAAACTTTCAATGGACAAGCATTACCATGAGTATGCCGCTTCATTATTGAAAGACACTGGTATTAAAACAAAGATTATCAAACAGTATTTACCAGTTATGAACAAGTTGATTAACAAGTACCTGACTGCAATGGACTTCTTTGTTAACTTTAATCTGAATGAATCGTTCGAAGAAACAATTAAATCCAGACACCGTGATGAGTTCTCGTATGCATCCTTCTCTGAAGGTGAAAAGATGCGTATCGATTTGGCACTCTTGTTCACGTGGAGGCAAATCGCCAAGATGAAAAACTCTGTGAGTACCAATCTGTTGGTTCTCGATGAGGTGTTTGATTCATCGCTTGATGGTGTTGGTACAGAAGAATTCTTAAAACTTTTGAACAGCCTAGATACTAATACAAACGTTTTTGTAATTTCACATAAAGGTGACCAGCTTTTCGATAAGTTCAGGTCAATAATTAAATTCACCAAAAAGAACAACTTTAGCCAGATAGAGAAATGAAATGACTGGAAATATTAATGATGTAATTAGAATTGATACGGACTCTTGGAAAAAAGACTTACCCGTAATTCAAAGAGAACAGATTGAAATCTTTACCCTTGTACCTGAAACGCATGTTGCACTACGTTCTAAATTACCAGATTTTGATTTCTCAAATCCACCTGTTGATGCAAATAAGTTTGCCAGTTCATTGGTTGAAACTTGTAAGAAACATGGTGCTTTAGGTCTCTCCGCTAATCAATGTGGTTTCAATCACCGTGTTTTCGTTATGGGTTCGGGTGATAACTATGTTGCATTCTTTAATCCAGAAATCACTTGGTCGTCCGAAGAAAAGATTAAGATGGAAGAAGGATGCCTAACTTATTTGGATTTATTCCTAAACATTGAACGTCCAATTTCCATTATGGTAAGTTATCAGGATTTTACTGGGGAGAAGAAAACTGCACAGTTTGCCGGATTAACTGCACGTTGTTTTCAACATGAACTTGACCATATGAACGGAATAGTGTATACTATGCATGTGAAACCACTGGCAATGCAACAAGCACATAAAAAACGTGCTAAACTTGCCGCTGAAAGACGCAAGCTACAACAACTTATGATTAAAAAAGTGAAAGAAAAATTTAATGTCAAACGATTCTGAGATTGAGAATGAAAAGTGGCCAGCACATGTACAGAAACAATGGGAAGATTGGTCTGAAAAGAACCCTAAAAGTTCCTTTGAACACATTGATACTGAAGAACTGAAACGCATTCTTACCGAAGACTTGACCTATGCGTCTAATATGGACGTTAAAGAATACACTCTGTACCAGAAATGGTGTGAAGTGCAGGAAAAGTTTCCAATCAAAATCAATAACACTCTTTGGGGTGATGAAGAAAAAGTTCTTGTTGATGAAGAACAAGGTAAGTACATCAACATCGCAAAGAACAATATCTGGATTCCACAATCACCAGATGACTTTATGAACCTGCGTCCTATTATGGAATACACTGA